TATGCGTTTGTTAGAAGAATACAAAAAGAGAAGAAACAAATTAATGTAAAATATAAAATGATTGAGGACGCAAATTTTGATGATATGTCCTTACAACCTGGAGATGATAGAGAATTTAAGAATCAGTTTGTAGAATTTTTAAGAAAGAATAAGCCAGTAGATGATGAACCGAATAAGAAAGCTGAACAAGAAAAACCTAGAGTTAAAAGAAGAAGAAGAAAATCGGCACCAGAAACGGCATTGAGTAAGTTATTATAAAATGAAAATCGCAATATTAAATGATACACACTTCGGTGTGAGGAACGATAGCATACCTTTTAGAGATTATCAATTAAGATTTTACAATGAAATCTTTTTTCCTTACATTAAACAACACAATATCAAAACACTAGTCCATTTAGGAGATGTAGTTGATAGACGAAAGTTTATTAACTTTGAAACTGCTAGCACATTTAGAAAACATTTTTGGGATGTGTTATGGAAAGAAAAGATTGATACACATATTATTATTGGGAACCACGATACTTATTTTAAAAACACAAATGAAGTAAATGCTGTAGAAAATTTATATACAAGTTTTGATGGGAAAAATGAACCTTGGATTTATACACGACCTAAAATTGTAACCTTTGATGGTTTAGATATGTTATTTGTTCCTTGGATTTGTGATGACAATAGGGAAGAAACAATGCACCTATTAGATTCAGCACCTGTTCCTATTTTAATGGGGCATTTAGAAATTAAAGGTGTTGAAATGCAGAATGGTATTATTAATGAATATGGAAATGAGAAAGCAGATTTTAAAAGATTCGAAAAAGTAATATCAGGACATTTTCATAAACACTCAAATGATGGTCAGATAATTTATTGTGGTGCTCAATATGAACAAACTTGGTCAGATTATAATGACCCAAAAGGTTTTCATATATTTGATACAGAAACCAGAGAATTAGAAAGAATATTAAATCCATATACTATACATAAAAAATTTATATACAATGACAAAGAAACAGATTATACAAATTATGATATTGCAAAATTTGACAATCATTTTGTTAAATTAATTGTATTAGAAAAAACAAAAGAAGATGTTTTTAATAGACTAGTAGAAAGATTATATAATGAAATTAATGTCCACGATTTAACTATAGTGGAAGATTATTCAGATATTAAAGCATCCGTTAAAAGTGATATATTAGAAATGGGTGAAGATACGGTAACATTTTTAAATAACTATGTTGACCAATTAGATACAGATGTTGATAAACAAAAATTAAAAGAATATTTAAAATCATTTTATATAGAGGCAAGTGACCATAACCAATGATATATTTTAAGAAATTAAGATGGCGGAATTTTTTATCTACTGGCAATCAGTTTATAGAGGTGGATATGAATAAGTCTGCTTCAACACTTATTATAGGTAAAAATGGATCAGGTAAATCAACACTATTGGATGCTTTATGCTTTGTACTATTCAATAGACCATTTAGAAATATTAAAAAAGAACAATTGGTAAATTCTATTAACAATAATGATTGTGAAATACAATGTGAATTTTCAATTGGTAATAAAGAATATAAAATTATACGAGGAATTAAACCGAATATTTTTGATATTTATTGCAACGGCGAGCTTTTAAACCAAGACGCTTCAACAATAGACTATCAGAAAACCCTAGAGCAAAATATAATGAAGCTAAACTACCGTTCTTTTATTCAAGTAGTTATATTAGGGTCCTCTTCCTATGAACCTTTTATGCACCTCCGTGCAAGGCATAGGAGAGAGGTAGTAGAAGAAATATTAGATATAAGAGTTTTTACTCATATGGATATTTTGTTAAGACAAAAACAAGCAGAATTAAGTAAGGCCGTAACCGATGTAAGCCACCGTTATGATTTAATGAAAGAAAAATTTGAATTACAAAATAATCATTTTATACAATTACAGAATAGAGATGAGTCTGATATAACAGAAAGAAAAGATAAGATTAAACAGGACGAACAAGATAAAAAACTTTATAATGATAAATTAACTATATTAAATGAAAAGATAGTACAAAATAAAATTGAATTAGTAGATGAAGATAAGGCTAAAGAAGATGTTAATACACTAGCTAAATTAGAAGCTAAGATAGAAACAAACTTATTAAATCACAAAAAGAATTTAGAATTTTTTGAAAATAATAGTAAATGTCCTACTTGTACACAGGACATAGGTGTAGAATTAAGAACTGAAAAACTTGCTGAAGAAAAGGCAAGAATTATAAAGTTAGAAACAGGACTAAAAGAATTATTAAATGAAATTATTAAAACAGAAACCAAAGTTAATGAGTATGCTAAAATAAATGAACATATAGGAGAGTTAGGAATTGAGATTGCAAAAATAGACACTTCTATTACAGAATTAAATAGACACTCAACAAGAATACAGGAAGAGATTAATAAATTAACTTATGATACAACCAATACAGAATCAATACAAATGGAACTATCTGTTATTAAAGTACAATTAACAGAAATAGAATCTGAAAAAGATAGGGTTGTTAATGATAAGAAATATATAGATATAGCAAGAGAGATATTAAATGATACAGGAGTTAAGGCAAATATAATTAAGAAATATTTACCTATAATGAATCAGTTAATAAATGAGCATTTACAACAAATGGATTTCTTTGTTAATTTCCATCTTAATGAAGAATTTGAAGAAACTATAAAAAGTAGAAATAGAGATACCTTTAATTATAATAATTTTAGTGAAGGTGAAAAGATGAGAATAGATTTAGCATTATTATTTACTTGGCGAAATATTGCTAAATTGAAAAATAGTGTGAATACAAATATATTAATTTTAGATGAGATATTTGATTCAAGTTTAGATGGTCAAGGAACAGATGACTTTTTTAAAATATTAAAGTCATTACAAAAAGAAAATGTGTTTATTATATCCCATAAAGGAGATATAATGTTTGATAAATTTACGAATATTATAAAGTTTGAGAAACACCAAAACTTTACGAGGTTAGCATAATGGCAGTTATAACAGATGAGAAAATGAAAAAGGATACAATTTACGAATTGTTACCACCAACAGATCCGAGAGTATTATCAAGTATAGTACCTTTTGATAAAGATATTTTTTTGAAACAAGAAAGTATATCAACCCAACAATTTGTAAGAAATATGTTTGCTACTATGCACAGGTATGGTGGGATAGGACTATCAGCAAATCAAGTTGGTAAACCTTATCGTATGTTTATAATGGGAGGTCAACCTCAAATAGAAAACGGCAAAGTTTATGCTTGTTTTAATCCTAAAATTATTAAATCAAGTAAAGAAACGGTTAGATTTAAAGAAGGGTGTTTATCTTTTCCTTTTCTATTTTTAGATATAGAAAGACCTCAAAGAGTAGAAGTAGAATTTTTAGATGAGAATTTAAATAGAAAAGAATATCAAATGGATGGCATTATGGCTAGATGTTTCCAACACGAATTAGACCATATGGATGGAATAGTATTTACAGAAAAAGTAAGTAAGATGAAATATGATATGGCTATGAAAAAAAGAGATAAGTATATAAAGAGATTAGCTGCTAGAGTAAAGGGGGATATAAAAGATGATAAAAAAACTGAAACGACCAATACTTAAAGAATTAGATTTACCTCAATATAAAAGGCCTGACCTTAAAGAGGCTTGTGATTTTTTAGATATGCAAGGACATAATTTTTCTGTTGTCAAAACAAAGTATAATAAAAAAGGACAATGGGATGCTATTTCATTAAGAGGTTATAGTGATAATCCTGCAGATATTTTAAAACCTGGAGTATTAAAAAGTGATATTGCACCAGCAGAATTAAGGGATACACATTTAACGCAAGTATCAAATTTAGTTCCTTTGATAGAAATACTATCACATATACCTGCTAAATTTGAAAGAGTAAGAGTTATGAGATTAAAAGCAGGAACAAGTATTTCAAAACATACTGATAAGGTTGATAAGTCAATAGGATTTGAAGATGGTGAAATTGTTAGAATACATATACCGATAAGAACAAATGACAATATATATTTTTATATGTGGAGAGATAAAAAACAATATTGTTGGAATTTAGAACAAGGTAAATATTACTATACGGATGTAACTAGACCACACGCTGTACATAATAAAGCAGATATGGATAGATTACATTTAGTTGTAGATTGTTATTCTAATGAAAAAATAAGAGCATTGATATTACAAGATAATGAGCAAGATAATGAGATTGGCGATACAAAGTGAATTTGAAGATATAAAATTAATTTTTTATAAACATAAGAAATGGTTTCCTCATATAAGAACAGATTATATGAGGAGGATGATAGAGAAGAAAAGATTAATATACCAAGATGGTGTAATAATAACTTTTCATCACGCCGCTAGAAAACAAAAGATTGGTAATGTTCCTGTGAATAAAGGCGAAACAATACTACATCAAATAGCAAATAAAGAATCAGGCAATGGAAATGCAAAGAAAATACTATTGCAGTTTTTTGATTGGTGCGAAAAAGATGTGTATTTATCAGTAAGAGCTGACAACTTGAATGCCTGTAAATTTTATGATATAATAGGTATGAAAGAAATTGGTGAACACAATTGGGCAAAAGGAAAGATAAAAGGTAAAGTATATGTTAGACGAAAATCTATTACACGAAGTTTATACTGATTGGAAGAATAAAGGATTTCCTAAATATCCTACAGATAAAAAATGGAGAGATAATGCTTTCCAACAATTAGTATCATTTAAAAGAGAATTAATTATAGACCGTAAGTTAAATATTATAGGTCAATCACCCCACGGATTATCACTTGCCTGGTCTTATATGGAACATAGTTGGGGTATCAAATGTGGTAAAATGAAAACCCCTATGGAAATATGGAATGATGAAGAGCATTTAAAGAAGGGTATTAATAAGATTTTATCAGGCACATTTTTTAAACAAAAAGAACATCATCAAATTACAGAATCAGATATGAGGTCTATGTTAAGAAGATACTCAGGAACTCAAATGGTATCAAATTTTAGACCAACAGCAGCCGCAGCTTTATATGATGTATTTGTAGAGAAAGAAAGTCCTTTAGAAGGAACAGAAGCAGGTCTAGTATGGGATCCAAGTATGGGTTATGGGGGTCGTTTATTAGGTGCAATTGCAGCTGGGGTAAATTATATAGGTACGGATCCTTGTATTCCTACTTATGAAGGTTTAGAAAAAATTAGAGATGAGTATGGACTGAAGGATAAGAATTATAGATTATTAAGACAAGGTAGTGAAACATTTATTCCACAACCAGATACACTAGATTTTGTAATGACTAGTCCACCTTACTTTGGTTGGGAACAATATGGTGAAGAAGAAGAACAATCATTTAAAGCATATCCAGAAGAAGATATGTGGAAAGAGAAGTTTTTGAAAAAGACTTTCCAGAACGCTTATATAGGATTAAAACCAGGTAAGTATATGGCAATCAATGTTGCGAATACAAAACAATATAAAACATTTGAAGAAGATACGGTTGCATTAGCTTTAGATGTAGGATTTAAACAATCAAATACTTGGTGGTTATCACTATCAACACAACAAAAAGACTCTAACCAAAAAAGAGAAGAAACTAAAAACTTCCCAGGTGGGAGAAAATATGAACCTACTTTTATATTTCAAAAACCAGAATAATGAACAAGTGGACAATGGATGTTAATTTTAGGCACGACCGTTTAAAGAAAAACCACCCAACAACATTTGAATTAAGAGTTGCCAACGATAAAATTTCAAAGAATTTTATCAAAGAAACAATCACACAATTTCATAGTTATGTACCATCTACGGTTTCAGTAGGAAGAAGAATAGATTGGGTTGTATTTAATGATGATAAACCAATAGGTATGATTGGTATAGGGTCGTCTGTTTATCCACCACCTAAAGATATATTAACACATATTAAAATGACTAAAAATGAATATAAAAATAACTTTAATTCATTTGCAAATAACTGGAGATTCTGTATGAGAGAAAAAATCAAAAATGCAGGAACTCAAATATTGAAAGAATTGCGAAAACAAGCACCCCTTATTTGGAAACAGAAATACGGCGATACATTAAAGTACCTAGTAACCTTTGTTGCTGGGGGAAATAATGGGGCAGTATATAAAGCAGATAATTGGAATATGATAGGTTATACTGCAGGTCTCCCACCCCACAAATCAGTATCTATGAAATGGCACGATAAAGAATCACTTAAAAAATTATATGTGAAACCTACTGGAGAGAACAAAAAACTCATCTTTTTTAAGAAAATAGAACAAAAGTAGAACATTTATTCCAGAAAACCTAGGGTTTATGCGATGGAATAATCCATTATTTGCTTGAAAATAATATCGATTCGTAGTAGCATAGCAGTATATATTATGATAGATTTCAGTAAAAAGAAAGTTGAAGATAATGATGTAGAGAAAAAATCTACACTTGCCAAATTACTTGCAACAGAAAATATAGAAGTACAAGAAAACTCTGCTCAGACAGCTAGTTTTGATGTTAAAGATAGAATTTTAACAATACCGATTTTCAAAAAAGAACACAAATCCAAAAATGTTTATGATATGTTAGTTGGCCACGAGGTCGCTCACGCATTATGGACACCAACAGATTCTTGGGTAAAGATGAAAAATAAAACAGATGAATTTAGGTCGTTTGTTAATGTGTTGGAAGATTGTAGAATAGATAAAAAGATTCAAAAGAAATATCCTGGTCTTAAAAAAGACTATTTAGAAGGATTTAAAAAATTATATAAAGACAATTTCTTTAAAACTAAAGGAAGAAAATTAAACGATTATTTAACAATTGATAAAATCAACCTATACTTTAAATCATCAAAAACTTTAGATTTAGATTTTGATAAAAAAGAAAAAATCTTTGTTAAGTTAGTTGATGAATTAAAAACTTTTGAGGATGTTAAAAAACTTGCTGAAGAAATATTAGGACATTGTAAAAATCAAATGTCTAAAATACCAAATTTAGATACCCACGCAACAGCAGATATATATGCTCCCCCTAAAAAGGAAGATGATGAAGAAGAAGGAAATAGTGATTCAGGTAATTCTGCTGAAAGTAAGGATGATGACAATAAATCTGGTAGTGAAAAATTAGATGAATTTTTAGATAAGAAATTAAAAGAACAGGAAAAAGGTTCTTCTGGAGATGATAAAAAAGACGGTGATGATAAAGACGGAAAATCAGACTCTAAAGAAAAAGAAAAAAAAGAAGATAATCAATCCAAAAAGTTTAAAGGATTTTCAAATAATGCAGGAGGTCAAGTACCAATAAGACCTGTAACCGCTGACTCATATGAAGAAGCAAGACAAAAAATGGCAGATGATAATATTAGTAAAAGAGATTATTGCCACTTACCTAAAGTTAATTTAAAAAAATTAATTATTTCAAATAAAGATTTTATTAAAAAGAATATTTTAGAAGAAATTAAGGAAAGAAAACACTCTGGTTATGGTTCTGCTCTTGATGAACACGGAAACATATTTAAGAAATTTATACACAATTCTACAAGAACGGTTAATTATCTAGTTAAAGAATTTGAAATGAAAAAAAATGCTAGATTACACGCAAGAGCTTCAACAGCAAAAACTGGTGTGATTGATCCATTAAAATTATATTCATACAAATATGCTGAAGATATATTTAAAAAAATTACAATAGTTCCAAATGAGAAGAACCACGGAATGATATTTTTATTAGATTGGTCAGGTAGTATGAGTAACCACTTGTTACCTACGGTTGAACAATTATTAAATTTAGTATTATTTGCTAGAAAAATTAATATACCTTTTTCAGTATATATGTTTTTAAACAATTCTTATTATAGAGGTTTGTTTGGAAATGAAAAAAAAGACACACCAAAAAAAGAACAACCATTTAGTGAAGGACCAAATGTAATAGGGGCAGACCAATCAACAAAGTTGGTTCAATTGTTTTCACATAAACAATCAAAAACAGATATGTATAAGTCTGCTTTATATTTACATAGATACGGCGTTTATTATAACCACTCTTATGCTAGAAGAAAAGAAGTTATGTATTCAGATTTTGCAGAAAAATTAAATAGATTGCCACATCCACCAGATGAATTTGGTTTACATTCAACACCTTTAGATGAATCTTTAATTGCAATGGATAAAATAATTGGAAAATTTAGAAATGATTATAAAGTAGATAAAGTTGCTTTAATTGCTTTAACTGATGGTGGTTCAAACGGAATGAGGCAACACGGAGATATTTGGTTGAAACTAGGAAAGAATTATGTTGATTGTTCTGGTTATGGAAGTAGAGAACAGAAAATATCTTTAACAGGAAGATTAATAAGTTATTTGAAAAAAAGACACGGCATACAGGCAATCGGATTCTTTTTAGTTAGAAGATACAAAGATTTATATTGGCACTTTAATTGTCCTTATGATAAAGTTGCTTTGGCGAAAAAGACATTTAATAAAGATAAGGTTCTTGCTGACAAGAATACTGCTTATGACAAGTATTTTTATGTTAAGGCAGATACAGCAGTTAAGAATTTTAATTTAGATGAGATAAAAGAAGATATGAAAAAAAGTAAAATTAAAACGATTTTTGCAAATAGTATGAAGGATAGATTAGTATCCAGAGTATTATTACAAAAATTCATCAAGGAGGTCGCATAAAACAATGCTTTTTTATGGGTTGACAATTGATGAAAAAACTGATAGCATAGCTATAGTTAAGATGACAAAAACTTACATTATGAAAGGAGAGAAATAATTATATTATGGAACTTAATGTAAAACAAAAATCCGTAGTTGATTTATTGAATAAAGAATATAAATCAGAAACGGTTACTAGGGCACAAATTAATGCTTTAGTAAAAAAGAAGGTTATCAAAAATCCTTCTTGGTTAAAATCCGACAAATACAAAGTCGGTAGAGGAGTTTATAAACTACCTCTTAATGATAATGAGGAGACAGCAGATAATAATGTTGTTGAATCACCTAAAGTTGAAAAAACAGAATCGAAAGCTGCTTACATAGTTAGTTCGCTAACTGAAAATGTAATACCAGATAAAGATAAAGACTTTGTTAACTTTGGTAATTTTAGTGATATTAGAAATATCATAACTTCTAAAAAATTCTATCCTGTTTTTATTACTGGTTTATCTGGTAATGGTAAAACACTTGCGGTAACACAATCTTGTGCTGTTGCAAAAAGGGAGATGATTAGAGTTAACATTACTATTGAAACGGACGAAGATGATTTACTTGGCGGTTATAGATTAAGAGATGGCCAAACGGTCTGGCAAAATGGTCCTGTTATAGAAGCAATGAATAGAGGTGCTGTTCTTTTACTTGATGAGATTGACCTTGCAAGTAATAAGATAATGTGCTTACAACCAATACTTGAAGGTAGTGGAATCTATGTTAAGAAAATTAACAAATGGGTTAAACCGAAATTTGGGTTTAATGTAGTTGCTACTGCTAATACAAAAGGACAAGGATCCGAAGATGGTAAGTTTATCGGAACTAATGTTTTGAACGAGGCGTTCCTGGAAAGATTTCCAGTTACCTTTGAACAAGAATATCCTGCTGCTAAAACAGAGGAAAAAATAGTTGCGACTAAATTGAAATCGGCTGGTAAGTCAGATGTCAAGTTTGCTAAAAATCTAGTAACTTGGGCAGATGTAATTAGAAGAACATATTTTGATGGAGGAGTTGATGAGATTATATCTACAAGAAGATTAGTCCACATCGCCGAAGCATATGGTATCTTCAAAAACAAAATGAAAGCTATATCAGTTTGTACTAATAGATTTGATGAGGATGTTAAAACATCTTTTGTAGATTTATATAGTAAAGTTGATAGTGGCGCTTCAGTTGATGAGATTTTGAAACAGAAAAAAGATGAAGAATTAAAATCTCAAATACAGGAAGACCAAAAAGATTCCGAAGATGATGAGGATGACGAAAACGAAGATAAAGATATCCAAGTTTAAAGTCTAAAAATCATCCATAGTGTAAGTCCGCTTGGGGCGTTAATCGCCCCAAGTTTTTTGCACATAGAAGGGAGTAGAAAAAAATAAGATGAGTATAACCGTAGTAGTTAGAAACAATAATGTTGAACAGGCTTTAAGAGTATTAAAGCGTAAGATTCAAAAAACAGGCCTAATGAAAGAGATTAGAGATAGACAATATTACAAAAAACCTTCGGAAAAAAGAGTTGAAAAAATGAAAGAACGGGATAAAGTTCTTGCTAAAGCTCGTAAGAAAAACGAAGAAAATCTAGGATTTGTTTGGGTTAAAGGTAAAAAAGTAAAAAGAATTTAGAGATTCTATGCCGTGTGTCTGATATATATATTATGCTACAAGCAATTCATAAGTCTTGTAGAGGCGTAGAGAGGCTTAGGGTTGTGCCCTGGTTATTAAGTTAATCAAAAACAACCCTTTAAAATAGGGGCTTGAAAAACACAAAAAAGTTCTTATATAAATAATAGTAGAACGCCATAATGGGTTCTACAAAATAGTAACTCGCTTAATAAAGGAGGTTAATTATGACCAATAAAGCACTATCTATTTTTAACAAGTTAAGACCAGTAAGTATAGGATTTGATTCTATGTTTAATCATTTTGAATCAATGTTTGATGATGATTTTTTCAATCTATCACCTGCACTTACTAATAACTACCCACCTTACAATATAGTTAAGTCTGGTAAAAACAAGTACGATATTGAAATCGCTCTTGCAGGATTTAATAAGAAAGACATTGATGTCAATGTTGAAGATGGAATGTTAACCATTGAAACCAAGAAGGAAGAAAAAGCTTCTGAAAAGGATGAAGATGGAGAAGTATTACATAAAGGTATATCTAAAAGATATTTCAAAAGGTCTTTTTCAATTGCTAATGATGTTGAAGTCAAAGGCGCTGAATTGAAAGACGGTCTATTGAGAGTATCAATGGAGAGAATAGTACCAGAAGGTAAGAAACTAAAAACTATAAATGTTAAATAATTAACATTTGATTTAGATAGGGCGGTAGAAATATCGCCCTATTTTTTTAGCGTGTCTTATTGACAAAACCCCTATATTAAAGTATAATAAATAATAGTATGAATAAAATATTAATTATATTAATCAGTTTGATTCTTGTAGGTTGTGTACAAAATCCCAAACTATCATTTGGAAAAAAATGCGTAGAAAAAGGTGACCAGGTTCACTTTTCTTATGTGTGGATATATGATAAAGAAGCAGGATTACAAGCAGACGAAATTACTTGCGAATTGATTGATAAGAAATAAAGACTAGGAGATTGTTATGAAGATAAAGGACTTGAAGTTAGTCCACATCGGAATTGGACTTATTATCATAATCTTTTTTGCTGTTCTGGCAAATGAATTAAAAACAACAAAGGAATTACAAGACCGTATTCAACAAAGTGAATTGCACTTCCAAATAATGGAAGGTGAGTATTTGGACTCCATTGCTAGTAATGAACGAGGATTACAAATATTAGAAAAAGAAGTTAATACTACCCAAAGAGAATTACTTGAATCTCAAAATTATATTGAGAAGGTAGAGATTATTATTGCGAATCTACAAACAGAATTACACGGATTAAAGCAAGAGTTAAAAGATACAAAAACAATGCTAGATGTGTGTTCCAGTCAAAATCAATAGGTCATTGACATTTTATTGATTTTTGATATAATAGATTCTATATATTATGAAATATAATGAAGAAAAAATTGCCAAAGAAATTTTAGATTATATTAAAGGTACTTATGGTCAACATTACTCAACAGGTAAAGGTGGCTTTCAAATACAAGATTTATTTAAGACTTTAAATATAGGTAAAGATTTTTGCCACGCAAATGCAATTAAATATTTGTGTAGGTATGGTAAGAAAAACGGATATAATAGGGCAGATTTATTAAAGGCTGCTCATTATATTATATTATTATTAAATTATGATGAGGAGAAAAAATGAAGTTGTCAAATGAAACCGTTAATGTTTTAAGAAACTTTTCCGATATAAACCAAAACATATTATTCAAAGAAGGAAATAAGTTAAACACTATTTCTACTATGAAAAATATTATGGCGAAAGCGGAAATCAAAGAAAGCATAGAACAAGAATTTGGAGTATATGATTTACCTGAATTTTTGAGAGCGATAGATTCGTTTCAATCGCCTGTTATTAAATTCAACGGCACTACAAGTTTAACTATCAATGACGAAAAATCTACATTAAAAGCTAGATATGCGTTTGCTGATAAATCTACTTTAGTTGCACCTGAAAAAGAAATTAAAATGCCAGACTTGTCTGTGTGTTTTCAATTAAAGAATAACAATTATGAATCTTTGAAAAAACTATACACAAATTTATCACTACCTGATATTGCGATAGAAGGTAAAAATGGTAAAGTAAGTTTAGTTGCTTTAGATAAGAAAAATAGTAATTCAAATCAATCATCAATTGTTGTTGGTGAAGCTGATAGTGAATTTAAAGCGTTTATTAAAACAGAAAATATGAAACTAATCCCTGGTGATTATGATGTAGTTTTATCTAAAAAGAAAATTGCACATTTCAAAAACCAAAAGGTTAAAGTTGAATATTGGATTGCGTTAGAAGCTGATTCTGTTTTTAATTAAACATAGGTGAATATATTATGAGTGATTTTTTATGGGTTGAAAAATACCGTCCAAAAACTATATCTGATTGTATTTTAACAGATGAGTTAAAAAATACATTTTCAGAATTTTTAAACAAAAAAGAAATACCAAATCTATTATTATCTGGTACTGCTGGTACTGGAAAGACTACCGTTGCACGAGCCTTATGTGAAGAATTAGGCTGTGATTATATAATGATTAATGGTTCCGATGAAGGTCGGCACATTGATACATTAAGAACACAAATTAAAAATTTTGCGTCAACCGTATCTTTAGAAGAATCAAACAAACATAAAATAGTTATTATAGATGAAGCGGATTATATGAATCCAGATTCAGTTCAACCTGCTTTAAGAAATTTTATAGAAACATTTTATAAGAATTGTAGATTTATATTTACTTGTAATTTCAAAAATAAAATCATCCCTGCATTGCATAGTCGTTGTACCGTTATAGACTTTAGAATTACTAATGGTCAAAAGGTACAAACGGCTACGGCGTTGCTAGAACGGCTTATGACTATATTAAAAGAAGAACACATAAGTGCTGATAAAAAAGTAGTAGCAGAATTAATACAAAGACACTATCCAGATTTTAGAAGAACCATAAATGAATTACAAAGATATTCAGTAAGAGGTAAAATAGATAGTGGAATTTTAGTATCTATATCTGAAATCAATAATAAAGAATTGATTAAGATGTTAAAAGAAAAAAGATTTGGTGATATGAGGAAATGGGTTGTACAAAACCTAGATAAGGATCCGTCCTCACTATTCAGCAATGTCTATGAAGTTTTATACAAACATTTGGATCCAAAATCTGTGCCACAAGCAGTTTTAACAATAGCAGATTATCAATATAAATCTGCCTTTGTAGCAGACCAAGAAATTAATTTAGTTGCTTGTTTAACTGAAATAATGGCACAATGTAAGTTTAAATAAAATGAAACATAAAAATTTTGAAGTAAATAAAATAACACCATTACACGATTTATCTTGGTATATAAAATGGATAAGTTCAATAATTATATTAATAGGTATGTTATTAACCTCACTAGAAATGACACCATTTAATTTGTATTTACATTTAATTGGAGTTAGTGGTTGGTTTGTAGTAGGTATGTTGTGGCACGATAGAGCATTAATTTTTTTAAATGGTGTTGCAATAGCAGTATTCATAATGGGCATTGTTAAATTTCATACTACTTGCACCAATTGTATGATACCTTTATGATGAATCAATATAAATTATCTGATTATTTAAACGCACTTAATTTTTCAAAACAACCTTTGTTGGATAGCGATGATATAACTTGGGAAAAGAAATACCCACCTTTTGTTATTAACCGTTGTTTATCTCAACATATGGATACTATTTTATATGCAAATGAAATGAATCAAAGACACGGCCTGGCCAAACGGCTGCAGTTCCATTTTCTTCTAAATAGTATAAGAAAGAGAAGGAGATTTGGTGGTAAGTGGATATCAACACATAAACCAAAGAACCTTGAGTATGTTAAAGAATATTATGGTTATAGCAATCAAAAAGCTAAAGTTGCTCTGGACATACTATCAAAGAAACATATTGAATTAATTAAAACTAGACTTGAAAAAGGTGGGAGAAAAAAATAATGAGTGATGAACCTATACAATGGTCAGCTGATAGTATGTTAGAAATAACATTAAAACAGCCTGACGATTTTTTAAAGATTAGAGAAACCTTATCTCGTATAGGTGTTGCAAGTAGAAAAGATAAAATACTTTATCAATCTTGCCACATACTACACAAACAAGGAAAATATTATATAGTACATTTCAAAGAGTTGTTTGCTTTAGACGGCAAGAAAGCAACGCTAATCCAAAACGATATACAAAGAAGAAATACGGTTGCGAGTTTATTGCAAGATTGGAATTTATTATCAATAGTTAAGAAAGAACAAGCGGAAGATAAAGCACCTTTATCGCAAATAAAAATTATTGCGTTTAAGGAAAAGAAAGAGTGGAATCTTCAAGCGAAATATAACATTGGTAAAAAATCATCTACTCCAGATGTAAAACAGGAAGAAACTTCTACTCCAGAAGTAAAACAGGAGAGTGAATAAATTAAATACTTGAAGGAGGGTATATTATGGAGAAACTACCAGAAGTAGTTTTTAAAGTAAGAGAAAATAATGAGTGGGTTAACAAATCTACTAGCGACTTTTTTGCAGGAAAAAAAGTTGTAATGTTTTCTTTACCAGGTGCATTTACACCAACTTGTTCCAATTATCAATTACCTGGCTTTGACCAGCATTATGACCAATTTAAAGAATTAGGCATAGACGACATTATTTGCGTTTCTGTTAATGATTCTTTTGTTATGAATGCTTGGGCAGAATATCTAGGAGTTAAGAAAGTTAAAATGTTACCAGATGGTAATGCTGACTTTACTAGACAATTAGGTATGCTAGTTAAGAAGGAAGATAAGGGATTTGGAAATAGGTCTTGGAGATACGCTGCTATAGTTAATGATGGCGTTATTGAAAATGTATTTGTTGAAGAAGGTCGTGGAGATAATACTAAAATTGATCCTTACGAACATACAAAACCAGAAACACTTTACAAATTCATATCTGAAAACAAATAAAGGTTACATAAATGAAAGTAACCTTTGTTCAGCCTAACGGCGATAGAAGAACGATTGAAGTAGAAGAAGGCCGTACTTTAATGGAGGCTGCAAAGTATATTGCTCAGCCTTATGTGGAAGGTATAGAAGCCATCTGTGGAGGACAATGTATATGTGCCACTTGTCATATTTGGGTTGCCAAAGAATGGGTAGATTTAATAGGTCCCCCACCACATAATAGTCAGGAACAGGCCTGGTTAGATTATGAAAAAACTGCAACGCTATCAAGTAGATTATCTTGTCAAATTAAATTAACAAAAAGACTAGATGGTTTAGTAGTACATATACCTTATGATAAAAATGAAACATATAAACCAAGAGCAATAGACGGATTCGGTGAATAATATATGATGTTTTATACCAATGTAATTGAACATAAAAGTAAATTATTAATAAGAGGAGTTAATAATGGTAAACCATTCTTAAGCCGAATAAATTATCAGCCGACTTTATACACGCCAACAAAAGAGAAATCTATATATCAGACACTAGACGGCATTAATTTAAGACCAAAAACCTTTGCTAGTATATACAAGGCAAAAGAGTTTAAAGATACTTACAAAGAAATGCCTCAATTCAAAATCTATGGAATGGATAGATGGCCATATCAGTATATTGCTGATGAGTGGGGCAAAGATATTGAATGGGATAAAAATCAAATTAAAATATTTACTTTAGATATTGAGTGTGAAGCAGAGTCAGGATTCCCAGATGTTGATACTGCTAATGAAACTATAATTTGTATTACGGTTAAAAATCATAGTAATAAACAAATTATAACTTGGGGTACTGGAGATTTTATAACCAAACAAAATAATTTAACTTATGTAAAATGTAAAAATGAAAAAGATTTATTATTAGAGTTTATGAAATTCTGGTGTAAAAATCATCCAGATGTAATTACAGGATGGAATGTTAAATTCTTTGACATACCTTATTTAATGAATCGTATGAGAAAACTATTTGACAATGATGTTATTAATAAAATGAGTCCTTGGAATTATATTAATGCTGAACGAGTACAAATGGGTAATAAAAATGTTCAGTATTGGAATATGTTAGGCATAACCGTATTAGATTTTTTTGATTTATATAAAAAATTTACTTATGTTCGTAGAGAAAGTTATAGATTAAATTATATTTCCAGAATAGAATTAGGAGAAGAAAAGGTTGAAAATCCTTATGATACTTTCAAAGATTTTTATACTAAAGATTATCAAAGATTTGTAGAATATAATATCCAAGATGTAGAGTTAGTGGATAAACTTGAGGATAAAATGCGTCTAATTGAATTATGTTTAACTATGGCATATGAAGCTAGAGTTAATTATATAGATGTGTTTAGCCAAGTAAGATGTTGGGATACTTTAATCTATAATCATTTAAGGCAAAAGAATATAATAATTCCACCAAGAGTGGAACACGATAAGAATACAAAATATGAAGGTGCATATGTTAAAGATCCATCTTTAGGAATGCACGATTGGATTGTAAGTTTTGATTTGAATAGTTTATATCCACATTTAATAATGCAGTATAATATTTCACCAGAAACATTTGTTGGAGTTCAGACACACGGCATAAATGTTGATAGTGTATTAAATGAAAAAGCAAATTTAGATTTTGCAAAAGAAAAAAATATAACAATTGCTCCCAATGGTGCAATGTTCAGAAAAGATAAACAAGGTTTTCTTCCAGAGTTAATGGAAAAAATGTATAGTGAAAGAGTTATATTTAAAGACCAATCAATTAAAGCAAAAATAGAATATCAAAAAACAAAAGATCCAATTTATAAAAATGAAATATCTAGGTGTTATAATATTCAAATGGCAAAAAAGATTGCATTGAATAGTGCTTATGGTGCTATCGGTAATCAATATTTTAGATATTTTGATGTTAGTCAAGCAGAGGCAATTACATTAGGTGGACAATTATCAATTCGTTGGGTTGAAAATGATGTTAATAAATTTATGAATAAAGTATTAGGCACAGAAAATAAAAATTATGTAGTTGCTAGTGATACAGATTCAATTTATATAACAATGAAAGATTTAGTTAATAAAGTATGTAAAGGAAAATCTATACAGCAGATAACTGATTTTTTACATAAGGCAAGTGAAGATAAACTACAAAAGGTTATAGATGATAGTTATAGTCGTCTAGCGATGTATGTGAATGCGTATGCTCAGAAAATGATAATGAAACGAGAGGTCATTGCAAACAAGGGTATATGGGTCGCTAAGAAACGGTATATGTTGAATTTGTATGATGAAGAAGGCATACGATATATAGACCCTAAATTAAAAGTTATGGGTGTTGAGGCAGTTAAATCTTCTACACCAGAAGTTTGCCGAGGTAAAATTAAAGAAGCGATTAGTGTTATTATGAATAAAGGACAGGAAGAATTAATTAAATTTGTTGCTGACTTTAAAGAAGAATTTTTAAAGATGACACCAGAACAAATTGCTTTTCCTAGGTCGTGTAATAATGTTTTAAAATACACAGATAGTTCCAATGTATATAAAAAAGGAACTCCAATTCACGTGAAAGGTGCTTTAATTTATAACCATTTTTTAAAACGAAATCATTTAACACACAAATATCCTAGAATACAAGAAGGTGATAAGATAAAATTTTTAATGTTAAATTTACCCAATACATTTAAAGAACAAGTAATAGCATTTTCATCTATTCTTCCAAGAGAATTTGATATAGAAAAATATGTAGATTATGAAACACAATTTCAAAAAACATTTACAGACCCATTGAAATTTATTTTAGATTCAATTGGCTGGTCGTTAGAAAAAGAAGCGACTTTAGAGGAGTTTTTTGGATGATGTTAGAGGCATTTTTAACTTTTATATTAATAGTATGGGGATATAGAACAGGAGAATTATTAGCAATGACTAAATTAAAATTTGCAACATTATTACTTTGGTTATTAGCAGTTAAATTTGTATTGGTAAGTTATGGAAACTAAAATAATAAACGCAGATAGTCTGGAACATCTAAAAACTTTAGATGATAATATATTTGATTCGTGTGTAACTGATCCACCATATCATTTAGCGTCTATTGTTAAACGATTTGGACCAGGTCAAAAAGGAATTAATAATAAAGATGAGAAAGAAGGTCGTAATGGACCATATCATAGAGCTGCAAAAGGTTTTATGGGACAGACTTGGGATGGAGGAGATATTGCATTTCAAAAAGAATTTTGGGAACAAGTATATAGAACACTTAAACCTGGTGGTATTCTTTTAGCATTTGCTGCTACTAGAAATTATCATAGAATGGCAGTTGCAGTTGAGGATGCTGGGTTTGAAATATTTGATATGATTAATTGGATATATGGTAGTGGGTTTCCTAAAAGAAAAAACTATTTAAAACCTGCTCACGAACCTATTGTTATGGCAAGAAAGGGAGTTAACCCTAGTTTAAATATAGATGATTGTAGAGTGCCTGGTTATGAATGGGACACATCTAAAAATAGAAGAAATACACAAAAGGAACAAATCTTTAAAGGTGGTTGGAAGGGAAAAGAAGGTGGCGAAAAAATATCAGGTCGTTATCCTGCAAATATAATACACGATGGATTGGAAGAAGATTGGGCAAAATATTTTTATAGTCCAAAAGCAAGTAAAAAAGAAAAAGGAGACACTCAACACCCAACGGTTAAACCTTTAGCATTAATTAGATACTTAATTAAATTGGTTACACCTAAAGAAGGATTAGTATTAGACCCATTTGCAGGAACAGGAACTACTGGAGAAGCCTGCATATTAGAAGGTAGAATTGGATACTTGATTGAAAAACAAAAATCGTATATAATAGATATAGAAAAAAGATTAGGAAAACATAATGAGCTTCTTGGATAAACATATTAATGAAAATAGATTACCTGTAATGGATCAACCTACCTTTGAGCGTATTACTAATGAGATAGGTAAAGAAAAATTTAGGGAAGAGTTAGCAGAATATATTGCAGAAAAACGACCACCATTTCCTTTAAAACAAATTTCAATTGGATTAATGGAACAATCATTTAAAGGTTTATTAAAACAAGATGTATGGGAATATGCCCAACCTAAAGAACAAGCACAAAAAACAATCTTTGAAAAATATGATGATTACAAATACAATTATAAAGAACACGGACTAGGTCTTATAGACGCACCATCAATTTATAATGATGTATCAAATTATTTTCACCAAGATTTAAGATTGAATTGTTCAAGCTATAGTTTTAAATCTCCTATTGATGTATGGACTAAAGGCACAGCAAAAGATATATGGAGATGTTTAGGTCCTATGTGGCGAGGTATCAATGGAATGAAACCTGTAATGGTTGATGGTAAAGAAGAATTAAGAGGTGGTCAATTAAATGATAAAAGTTATGTATCAGCATTTAGATTACAAACTTATATTGCAACACAATTTAAACCTAATGTAGCAAAAATGGTATATGAAATGACGGATGCTAAAAAAGTATTAGATACAAGTTGTGGTTGGGGAGATAGACTTGCTGGGTTCTATACAAGTAAGGCTGAAGAATATATTGGTTGTGATCCTAATCCAAATACCTTTGAAAGATATGCTCAACAAATTGAACACTATGAAAGATTATTAGGTAATAAAAATAGTAATATAGTTATAGATACATTTGATAGAAACCATATTATCACTTGCGATGGAATTAAAAAGGTAACAATATATAGATGTGGTGCTGAGGATTTACCTTGGGATGAAATTAATAATATAGATTGTGCCTTTACAAGTCCCCCTTATTTTTCAACAGAAAGATATAATGAGGGTGGCGAATTTTCACAGGATCAATCGTGGAGTAAGTTTAATGAATATGATTTATGGAGAGATAATTTCTTTATCCCAGTTTCTATAAATAGTTATAATAGTTTAAGCGATAAAGGACATATGTTTATTAACATAATGGATCCTACCGTTAAAGGTACTCGTTATAAAAGTTGTGATGAATTAGTTGACGCTTTGATTAGTCCAAGAACATTAGGATTTCCAAAGAGATTTAAAGGTCAAATTGGAATGAGAATTATGCAAAGACCACAAGGTCGTGCTAAATTTAAAACGGAGGAAGAGTTGAAGGCTTTTATGAATCAATTGTATATTGAAAATGTCTGGTGCTTTGGTAAAGCAGATTTAGATTACTTTAGACACGCTAGAAAAAATACTTTAGAACAATTTTTTAATTAATATGCCTATGCCAATTACAAAAGAAAGTTATCAGGACCTAAAAGAGTATTGGGACTTCCAAAGAAAAATACAATTTAATAAAGAGAAGATTAAAGCATTTGCTGAACAATTTGAAAATAGAGTATATAATGAATTTGGACAAGTTAATTTAGAGGAGTTGTATGAGTTATTATGGACAAGATGTAAAGAAACAGATTATGATGATCCACACCCAGCCTGGATACCACAAGATGAAAAATTGAGATTTTGGTGGGAAGGAGAACCACATAGTAATTTTAAGATGATAGAACCTCCTGTAAAGAAGGGAAGACCTGTTGTTTTACGGGCAAAAGTGTCAGATGAATTAGATAAAAAAGTTAGAGATATTTTTTCATCGGATATTGACAAAGATGAAAAATAATGTTAGTATAATATAAAGGTAAATATGAGTGATTTTTTAAAAGATATAATAAAAGAAACTGGAAATGAATATGCAACACTAGTAAGTGAAGGTGTTGAGGCAGGAGATGTACATAGTTATATAGATACAGGCTCGTATGCTTTAAATGCTTTATTATCAGGATCCATATTCGGTGGATTACCATCAAACAAAATTACTGCAATCGCAGGAGAAGCCGCAACAGGTAAAACATTTTTTGCTTTAGGAATAGTTAAACACTTTTTAGACAAATACAAAGAAGGTGGAGTAGTATTCTTTGAATCTGAAAGTGCTTTAACAAAAGATTTAGTTGAGAGTAGAGGAGTTAATAGTAAAAGAGTTGTTATAGTTCCTGTTTCAACCGTACAAGAATTTAGATACCAAGCAATAAGAGTATTAGACAAATACATAGAACAAAAAGAAGATGAAAGAAAACCAATAATGTTTGTGTTAGATAGTTTAGGAATGCTATCAACAACAAAAGAAATGGAAGATACAGCTGAAGGAAAAGAAACTAGAGATATGACAAGGTCTCAAATAGTGAAGGCTGCATTTAGAGTTTTAACACTTAAATTAGGGAAAGCAAAAGTCCCTATGATTATGACTAACCACACCTATGATGTTATAGGGTCAATGTTCCCACAAAAAGAAATGGGTGGTGGTAGTGGCTTAAAATATGCCGCTAGTAATATAGTCTATCTTTCTAAAAGGAAAGAAAAAGAAGGTAAAGAGGTTATAGGTAATGTGATCCATTGCTTAAATTATAAAAGTAGATTGACAAAAGAAAATGCGAAAATAGATGTAAGACTAACTTATGATAAAGGTTTAGAAAGACATTATGGTTTATTAGATTTAGCAATTAAACATAATATATTTAAATCAGTATCAACAAGAATAGAATTACCAGATGGAACAAAACAATATGCTAAAACTATCAATAATGAGCCTGATAAATTCTTTACTAAAGCCATTCTCAATAAGATTGACGAGGCAGCCAAAAAAGAATTCCTTTATGGCCAAGACTAATAAAGATTATGTTTTTGCTCAAAGAGAGCAAGATGAATTTTCTTGTATAAAGATTATCACAGGTGAATATAAAGATGTTATTTACAAATATGGACGAGTACAATTCGCAAGCGAACCAAATCAATTGGATCAATTGCCTTTAAAATTTGATTATGAAGTTATGAAAAACCCCAACAATGTAGATACACAAACAGAAAATTTTAGACATAAAATAGGTGATATATTAGTTGAAGTTATGGAGGAGCAATTAAAAAATGGCAAATTATCAATCATCAACAAGTGATAGATTTGAATTAACAATATTAAGGAATTTAATCCATAACGAGGAATATACTCGTAAAGCACTTCCCTTCCTAAAAGAGGATTATTTCAAAAATAGAGATGAGATAGTCCTCTTTAATACTATAAATCAATTTGTAGTTAAATATAATAAATTACCTAATAGAGAATCCTTAGCAATAGATATAGGAAATTTAAAAACTATTACAGAGGAAGAACATAAAAATATTATCAACATTTTAAATAATTTAAATGAAGGTATACAAGTTCCATCTATTGACCAACAATGGTTATTAGATACAACAGAAAAATTTTGTAAAGATAGAGCAGTACATAATGCTATCTTATCAGGTATTAAAATACTTGATGGTAAAGATAAACAAAGAAATCCAGAATCAATCCCACACATATTAGCAGAGGCACTTGCAGTTTCATTTGACCAACATATTGGACACGATTATTTAGGACAGACCGAAGATAGATACGAGTATTATCATAAAGTAGAGGAAAGAATTAAATTTGATTTATCTTATTTTAACAGAATTACAAAAGGTGGGTTGCCACCTAAAACTTTAAATGTTGCATTAGCAGGAACAGGTGTTGGTAAGTCCTTGTTTATGTGTCATTTGGCATCCTCATTTATACAACAAGGTAAAAATGTTTTATATATTACTTTAGAAATGGCTGAAGAAAGAATTGCTGAAAGAATAGACGCAAATCTTTTAGATGTAACCATTGATGAGTTATATGAAATGCCTAAACATTATTATGAAAGTAAGATTGAAAAATTACAGAAAAAAGTAAGTGGTAAATTAATTATAAAAGAATACCCAACAGCGGCTGCTCATAGTGGTCACTTTAAAAATTTAATGGACGAGCTATCATTAAAGAAATCATTTAAACCAGATGTATTGTTTATTGATTATTTAAATATATGTGCTTCAAGTAGATTTAAAGGTGGAAATATATCATCTTATTTCTATATTAAAGCAATAGCGGAAGAGTTAAGAGGAATGGCAGTAGAATATAATGTACCAATTATATCTGCCACACAAACAACAAGGTCAGGATATATGAGTTCGGATGTAGGATTAGAAGATACTTCCGAAAGTTTTGGTTTACCTGCGACAGCAGATTTTATGTTCGCTTTAATTACTAATGAGGAGTTAGAACAATTAAATCAAATGAAGATTAAACAATTAAAGAATCGTTATAGTGATCCTGCAATTAACAGAGCATTTATTATAGGTGTTGATAGAGCAAAAATGAGATTGTATGATGTTGAACAACACGCTCAACAAATTGTAGATAGTAACCAAGAGTCAAAAGAAGAAATTGAGAAACCACAAGGTCCTCAACCAGATGACACTTATGACAAATTTTCAGGATTTAAAGTATGAGAAAAAAAGGATTTAGACAACCAAAACCAACTAAAACAAAGCTATATTATAAAGCCGAAATGAAAAAAGTAAAAGGTAAGATAATGTGGCAGGCAGTAGAAATGCCAACCAAATCTATTATCATTGAATCATTTTTTGAGGAAGATGTTAAGAAATTAGTTAAGTTTCAAAACAAACATAAAGTATGGGAAGCAAGTGGTGGTATAGTTTCCTTCTTATGTCATAGATATGGTCCTTTAAAACCACTTATAAAATCTCATAGATCCAGAGCTTGACCTTTTAATTCTTTTCTGATATAACATAAATATAGCAGGAGAAATAAAATGGCTTCAAACGCAATAGAAACACAAAAACAAGAAAATGGTTCAATGTATGTTTTTGAATCAGTTGTAGAACGAAATAAATTTCCTACCAAAAAAGATATAGAAAAAAACGCATATCCTAAAATGCCTGCTAAATGGATAGGTGTTTATGAAGCTCAAGGAGCTGCAATTAAAAAATATTTAAAAGGCCAGAAGCAGTATCTTTATAGCAGAGATAAGGGTATAATGCCTTTTATTGAAAAATTAGCATCCAGTAAAATGGGAGTATCTGTTAAAGATAGATGGAATCCTATGGACATTATAATGGTTAAAAGACAAGGTGAAAATAAAATTAAAAAAGAAATTGAAAAGATTGCTAATATAACTGGTATGATACCTAAAGATAAATTAATAAAATTAAATCTTTATATGAAAGAACTTTTAAAGGATAAGATTTTAATTCCCATATCATTAAAAGAAGTTAAGGCAGGTATAAAAGAAGCAAAAGTTGAAGAAGCTAATTTAAAGAAAAAATCCAAAGGTGTTAAATTTAAATTAAAACCTGATAGTCTTAAATGTGATTTAGATATGAGTAAACCACCATTATTTGATACTGGTGAAATAGCATTTGATATGTTTGCTGATGATGTTGAGATACACGTTCAGGCTAGAAGTTTTAGATATAGTATTCCAAATACGGTAATTCAAACAGATTTAACTCCAAAAGGTAGACAAAGTGGTGCTAAATTAGGTAAAACATCTACGGTTGCTATGGAGACATTTTTAAAAAAATTAAATTTAGAAAGACCAAAATCTCCAACTAATGATCCTATGATTGAAGTTAATGGTAAATTTAGTGAACAACAATTAAATTTTTGGGCTAAAGAATATGAAAGAATTAAGAAGTATAAAATTCAAGGACAAAAAATTAACTATGACGCACCTTTAGAATTAGGTAAAAAAATATCTAACCTTAAAGATATAATTAAATATGCACTTAAACATCAAAATAAAGATAGAAATACTTTAGGTAGATTGTGTTCTAAACTAGTAGGTATGCGTTGGATAGAAGTTTATTATAAGATAGACCAGAAGAAAAAATTTGAAGAATGGTTAAGTGTATTATATTATGGGGCTAAAAAAGAGTTTTCAGATATTAATGGTCCTTTCATAAAGATATATTAATATAAATAGTATTACAAAGTGATATGTTAATGGGTAAGTGATTTTTTGTAGATGGATATAGTGGAGAATAAATGCAAAGTTTTAAACAATATTTAAGTGAATCTAGGAATACACACCTAGAACATTTAGAGGACGAAATAGTAAATAACGGTTATGACGGAGGTGTCAATGCCGTTAATTTCTTAAGCTCAATAAGAGATATGATGTTGGGCTCATCTAGGTCCAAACTCAATGTATCAGTAAAATGGGATGGTGCACCAGCAGTTTTCTGTGGTATCAATCCTGAAAACGGCAAATTCTTTGTCGGTTCAAAATCAATCTTCAATGTAACCCCAAAAATCAATTACACAAATAGAGATATAGACCGTAATCACGGTGGTGGTTTAGCGGATAGATTAAAAGTGTGTTTAGCACATTTACCAAGATTAGGTATAAAAGGAATTGTACAAGGTGATTTACTTTTTACTCCTGGGGATATTAAAAATGTTTCCATTAGAGGAGAGAAAGCAATTGCTTTTACACCTAATACTATTACTTACGCTGTACCACAAGATAGTCCTTTAGCAAGTAGAATATTAAGAGCAAAATTAGGTATCATATTTCACACATCATATTCAGGTCGTTCAATGAATAAACTTAAAGCAAGTTTTGGTGTTAATGTAAATAGATTTAATAAAACACCTGCTGTATTTTTTGATGACGCTAGTTATAAAGATACAAGTGGTGTTGCAAGTTTTACAGCTGCTGAAAGTGCAGCTATGGATGGTCAATTAAGAATGGCAATGGGTTCAATTAAAAGAGGTAAACCAGTTTTAGAATTAATGAAAAGACAAACTAATTTATTATCAGTTGGTGCTAGATTGAAAATCTTTTTTAATGATTATATTAAAAAAGGTAGAAGTGTTCCATCAGCAAAGGGTGCTTACAATGATTTTAGAAAATATTATGCTAGTGTATTAGATGATGAAGTGGATGCTAGAAAAACAGATAAAGCAAAAAGTAAATATGCAGCTATTAGAAATGATGGTTTAAGATTTATAGACAGATATAATACTGAATTATATTTTGCAATTGCTAGTTATATGACTTTGCAAAAAGTTAAAACATTTTTAGTACAGAAAATGAATCAAATTAAATCTATTGGAACATTTATACAAACAGGTAATGGTTTTAGAGTTACCAATCCAGAAGGATATGTTGCAGTAGATAGAGCTGGAAGTGCTGTTAAGTTAGTAGATAGATTAGAATTTAGTACACAGAATTTTACAGCGTCTAAAAATTGGGTAAGAGGTTAATATGGAAAAATGTCAAAATTGTGGTAAGGATGCTCATTGTCCTGAAAAATTAGTAGAGTTAACACCTTTTAGTCCACAAGGGAAAACTATTTGCAATAGATGTAAATGTTCTGCTTGTGATACAGACAAAGAAAGACCAGATGTGGAGATAGTACAATGAAACAATTTTTAACTCATTTATCTGAAGGTGTATATGATAAAGGAATATTTAAAGCATTTTTCCTTGCAGGTGGTCCTGGATCAGGTAAAACATTTGTAACTCAAAATGTCTTTGCAGGTATGGGATTAAAATTAGTTAATTCAGACCACCATTTTGAAAGAAAATTAGTTAATGCAGGTTATTCTTTATCAATGCCCGACCACGAAATGGAACCTAGAGATAGAATTAGAATGCAAGCAAAGGCATTGGCTAGTGACCAAATGACAAAATATTTAATAGGAAGATTAGGACTAGTTATAGATGGTACAGCAAGAGATTATCAGTTAATAGAAAGACAAGTACAATTATTAAGAACAACAATAGGTTATGATTGTTATATGGTATTTGTTAACACTACTTTAGATGTTGCATTGGAAAGAAATGCAGGTAGAATAAGACGAGTACCACCTGAAATAACTAAAAAGTCTTGGCAAGGAGTCCAAGCAAATATAGGTAAGTTGCAATACTTATTTGGAAGAAAAAATTTTATTATTTTAGACAACACAAATGCTAATGAAGATGTATTAGGCAAAGTTGCTAAAAAAATTAGACAATACCTTAACAACCCAATTCAAAGTTTTACAGCAAGAAGATGGATTGTTAGGCAATTGAAAGCAAAGAAAAGAGCATAATGGCAGGAGATGAATGACTTTAAAGGTTATTGTAAACCAATGTCTTATGTTAAAAAACTTGCAGGCATTATAAGGGAAGTAAAAAAAGAAACTGGAGAGGAAGATGTTTTTAAACTTGTTAACGAAGCACTAAAGAGAATGGAAAAAAGAAGTTTAAGAAGAAAAGGAACAAGGAATGCGATTTAAGGATTATATAAAAGAATCTATTATAGACATACCTAGAAGTACATACGCTAGACCTGTATTTGATAAAGCAGATACAGATAATCCTGTCCTTAAGCCTTCAGTAAGAAAACAATTATTAGACGGAATTAAACAATTTGAAAGATTTGGAAAAGTAGTTAACCATACACTAATCGGTTCTATATTAACAAAACGATATAGAGATGACGCCGATTTAGATGTTAATATCTTATTTAAGATACCTGGTTCAAAAGCACAACAAGAAAAGGTACACGAAAAAATAAGAGAACATCAATGGGAAGCTAATGGTGAAAAAGTAGGTGATAGTAACCATATAATAAATTATTTTTCCATAATAGATCCTGCCATTTTTAGTAGGAATCGAGCAATGGCTGATGGTACTTTCGATATAAGCGACAATAAGTTTATACGAAAACCAAAAGGCGATTCGTTTGACGCCGAAAAATATGTGGCGGATTTTCAGCATAAGGTTGCTGAAATAGATGTGATAAGAGGTGAACTAAAGCGAGATATGATTGATTATAAAGAGCTGCAGGGATTGTCAGCAAAAGATGTGGATAATCTATCTCAACTTGTGGCTAAAAAGTTAAGTGAAATAAAAGACTCTATCAAATCATTGATTGATATGGGAGACAAAGTAATGCAAGACCGTGCAGACGCCTTCAATACTCCAATGTCTCCAGACGATATTAGAAAGTTTGGTGTACAACACAAATTACCAAAAAATGTGATTTACAAAATGTTAGAAAAGTATCATTATCTCAACTTTTATAAACATTTGGTAGAGATTATGAAAGATGGTAAGATAACACCAGATGAACTAAAATCATTATCAAAAATAACCGAGGCCAGAGGTAGACACATAGCGTTTACCTTTGGCCGTTTTAACCCACCAACAATTGGGCACGAAAAATTGTTGAATAAAGTAGCGGCTCAAAGAGCAGACCAATATATAATTTACTTAAGCCGTTCAGAAGATTCTGCTAAAAATCCTTTAGCATTTAGAGAAAAGGTTGCAGTTATGAAGCGTATGTTTCCAAGACACGCTGGCAAAATTGCAGTAAGTAATTCTAATAAAGTATTTGATATTTTAATAGAATTGTATAAGAAAAAATTTACAGAAATTACAATGATTGTAGGTTCAGATAGAGTAAGAGAATTTGATACAATCATTAAAAAATATAATGGAGATAAAAATAAGCACGGTTACTATAACTTCGACAGAATTAGTGTAGTAAGTGCTGGTGAAAGAGATCCAGACGCCGAAGGCGCAATGGGAATGTCAGCAAGTAAAATGAGAGCAGCTGCAAAGAAAAAAGATTTTACTAGTTTTAAAAAAGGTTTACCGAGAAACTTCTCATTAAAAAATTCTGAAACATTATTTAAATTAGTTAGACGAGGAATGAACTTGGCTGCAAGTTTTGATCCTTCACTAGTTGAAGATGATAAGAAAGAAAAAGATAAGAAGAAAATCAAAGCAAATTACGATGGTGGTGTTGTAGGTGGACAATCAATTGCAGGTCCATTACGATTCAAACCATTTATAACTGCCTCAACAAAAGAGGAGTTAGATAAGAATACATTACGGGACAAATATGTTAGAGAAGATGTTTATAGAGTTGGAGATATAGTAGATGATATGGTGAGTAAAGTAACTGGCATAATAGTAAGAAGAGGAACTAATTATGTAACTTTAGAAGATGACAATATGAAATTTCATAAGGCGTGGTTACACAACATAATAGAAACTCCAGTCTATACAGAAACTATGGGTGCTCGTAGCAAAGAAATTATAGAAGGAAAACAAATGAAAAACGATATTAAAAAGGATAATATATCCTTTGATAAATCAGGTCCAAAAGAGGCGTATGATATGGGACACGATTATGCAAAACACACAAGCAAAACTACGCCAGGTCAGGCAGGATATGACCCTAATTACAAAGGCACTACATATAAACCTAGTAATCCTGCAGATAATAGAATCAATGTTGTTAAACAAAAAGTTAAAGGTCTTATTGATAAAGAAACGAAGGTTGAATTAAATGACATAGAGGAGTGGTATAATAGCGTTGATACAATAGATAAATATAAGGAACGATATGGGGAAGAGTGGAAAACAAAATTAGACGAAGTTTATAACAAGATGGTTAATAAAGTAGTAGATACAAACGAGAATTTAAGAGAAGGTCGTATGAAGGATATTGCGATTGACCTTAAACATTTAGACGCAGACAAGTTTAAATTGAAGTATGGTAAGTCTAAAGCAGAAATACAAAGAGAATTAGGCACACCAGAGATTAAATCATTTAGAGAATTTTCTGAACAGGTTAATGAGTGGGGAGTATTTCCGTCTGAAATTAAGAATGTGAAATATGAAAATGAAGATGTTAGATTATTTGAACCATTTGAAACACCTACAGGTCCTAAAGATTATTCTGTTTATGCAATGAGTGAAAATAAAGAAGTAGTAAAAGTTAACTTTAGTAAACCAGAGTTAAAAGAAACTTATATGAAAGACAATAATTGCGATAACCCAGGTCCTAGATATAAGGCAAGATACTGGGAATGTTATCAATGTAAGAAAGAGAGATAAAAAATGGCAATTACAAGAAGTTTAATCAATGAAGCTAGAAAGATTATGGAAGCAACCGAAACAAAAGGTTCAATGGTTGGTAAATATAAAGTAGACCATAATCCACAAGCAGCTGAATTTGGATTTGTTAGTCAGAAAGCATTTAAAGATAATTCAAAAAAGGTTGGTGGAAATAAAGGTGTTCAAGCTATGATTAAAAAAGGAAAGACTATTGACCAAATTTCAAAAGAATTTGGAATGTATAAAGACGCTGTTAAAATGATGGCAGCTGGCGAAACGCTATAATATAGATAGGATTAATATGAGCAAATATTTAGAAACTTGGCACAACGCTTTAAATCAGGTCCAAAATTGGAAGCCTGGTACTAATCATCATCAGCAAATGCTGAAAGAACAAGAAACACCTACAACAAAAAGTGGTGAAAGACAACCTTCTCATATAGATAAGGTTAAAGCATTGAAAGATAGAATTGATAAACAAAAAGATAAAGTAGATAAGTTTGACCTTGGAGATCCTAAACAAAAAACTCCATATGCTATTGCAAGAGCAGATTTAAAAGCAATGCAATTAAAAATGAGAGATATGCAAACAGCAGAAAATGAACCTGAAACAGATGATGTAGGCAAACCTAATAAGAAAAAAGAAATTAAAGAAAGACAATTAATAGGTTTCAAAGATAAAGTAATTGAAAAAATTTCACCATTTTTAATTTCATATAGTAAAGATGGTCAACACGCTGGATTCAAAGGTGCAGATAGTTTAACAGATTTACAAAATATGGCACAGATGTTAAGAGCAAAAGGATTTACGATTGATAAAATGGGAAAAAATACAGCAAAGAAAATGGTTAAAGAAGGCGTACAAGTTTATAGAGTTTCACACCCTAGTAAAAAGACTTGGGAAGTTGAAGGCGAAAATGAAAAAGAAGCAATACGAAGATACAAAGATGAAGTTGGATTAAAATCTGACGCAGGTATTAAAACACTTTTATTAAAAGATGTTGGAGAAGAATTAGATGAAGGAATGAAAATTGCTAATTTAGTTGGTCAAAGTATTGCACATTTAGGAATGTATGTAGAACTTGCTGAAGATGTAAAGAAAGAATATTTTAAAACTAATTCGCAAGTATCTATGTTCACAAAAGCAAAAGCAGACCAAGTTTTAAAAAATGTTCCTAAATTAATAAAAGAATTAAGACGACCAGGTATATGGAGTGAACAAGTAGATAAGGCAGATAACGCTGTTAAGTTTTGGGAAGATAAACAATTAAACGAAGCTTTAAGAGATATGGAAGACTATAGAGCTAAATCAAAAGTATTACAATCTATTCAAAATGATCCTAAACAAATGTCAGATCCTGAAATGAAAGTTGCTGTAATGAAAAGAAAAGAAAAATTAAATAGAGAATTGCAAGACCTTAAAGCAAAACAAGCAAGACAAAAACCAATTGCAGCTGAAGTAGAACCAGGTACTTATGTGAAGGAAGAAAAAACTCCACAGGAAAAAAGCAAAATTTTAGTTCAAATAGATAAACTTAAACAACAAGCTAGAACACTTGCTGGTCCAGAACACGCAAGCAAAATAAAAGATTTAAAACAAAAGATAGCTGATTTAACAAAAGAATTAAATGAAGAACCTTTTAGTGTAGAGTATAAAGGGACTAAAAATACAGGTAAACAACAAACACCTGGTGGTATGGCAAATATTGCTAAACAAGTTGGTGGTAAAATTAAAGTGGATGCTAGTGATGAAGATGGTGCTAAAAGAATGGTTAAAAGAATCTTAACAAAAAGAATGAATAAAGGTGATGAATATTTAAGAAGATTTGAATTAGGCCAAGTTAGAGCTGAAGATTTTAAATCCTTTAGAGAGGGCGTTCAACAAGGGTTTGCTGTTAGATATTCTTTAGATGGAAAAAGATTAGTACAGGCATATAAAACAAAATCGGATGCAGATAAACAAGCTGCTCAATTGAAAAAAGATGGTGCAAAAGATATTTCAATTACAACACACAATTTAAATTTTAAAGAAGATAGTAATGTGAAATATAAAGTAGTTGACGCTAAAACTAATAAACCAATTCCAGAGTTAAAAGATAAATCAGTTGGATATAATACTGCTATACATATGAAAAAACAAAAAGGTCCTGGTTATGAAATTAAACCAGTTGACGCTTTTGGTAATCCAGTAAAAGAAGAAAAGTCTTTTGAAGATTTAAAACATAAGAGTCAACCAAATGAAGTAAGAGAAAATTTTTCACCATCTCAATTAAGTAATTTGAGAAAACAATGGGCAACGGTTAAAACAATTAATCCAACAGGTGACAAATATAAAGCGTTAGTTAAATGGATTAACGATAAAGAATTTGATATGGTAGACGCTTTAGCAAAAGCAAAAATTAATTTTGTTTCTTATATTGCTAAAAAAGCATTAATGGATAAATGGGGATTTAAAAAAGACACTATCAATAAAATGTATGGTGGTCTATTAAGTAATCAAAAAGAAAGTTTAACTTTAGACACAATGTTTAAAGAAGTATCGCCTCCAGGTTGGGAAGGCTCTGTAAGAGCAATGAAAAAACATCCTGAACTAGGTGGTGAAGATGGTAAAGATGGCAAGAATATATACGCTCTTGCTTGGTATTTAAAAAACAAAGGGGCGAAACCACATTATAAAGATAAAGGTGGCAAACCTGTGAAGAAAGATAAGTATAAAAATGAACAGACCGAACACGAATACGCACAGCAAATTTCTGGTGTGGAAAATGAAGGTCGTAAGGAGACAATAAATGAGTAAAAAATACTTTGATACAAAAAAAGGCAGCGTTGAAGAAACGATTACCAAAGTAAGAGTTGAAAAAGAAACAATTGTAAAAGAAGAACCAAAAGTTTCTTTACAACCTAAATCTTACTTCGGTCAAAAAGAAGGTTCACTTGCTGATGTAGCTGCCAAAGTAGTAAGTGAAGATACACATATTCATATTCACGGTGATAGTAAATCCGAAGATAATGATTTAGATGTAGTTAACAAACAAGCGCTTAAGAAAAAATTTGATAATAGAAAAGATAAAGATATAGATAATGATGGCGATACAGATTCTGCTGACAAATATGTACATAACAAAAGACAGGCAATAACTAAAGCATTGTCAAAAGATGAACAAGCACATATTAAAAAAGAATTTGGTATTAAATATGAAGCGTTAAGTCCAGAGAAACAAAAAGAAATGGATAAATTGATGAAAGACTTTTTAGCAAGAGGTGGTAAAATACAAAAATTAAAACCAGGTATTGCTAAAGGGGCAGGTCATTTGGATAGAAGAGGTGCTTATAAAAAAGATATGCTAAAGGGTCCTAAAAAACATTTAGCTGCAAGCAAAGATAATTCAGATGATTTGGCAAGTAAAAAGAAAACTGCTACAGGACAAAAAGTATCTTCAATAGATACTAAACCGAATATTAAAGAGGTATAATTTATGGATCTGCCACGTATCTATTGCGATATGGATGGCGTACTGGCAGACTTTAAATCAGCAGCAGTACGACTTACAGGTGTTTCTATTGACAGATGGAAGAACCTGCCTGCTTCGGAAGAAAAGTGGGCACCGATTGTTGCAAAAAAGAATTTTTGGGCTACTTTGCCCTGGATGAGAGATGGTCAAAAGTTGTGGAAATTTATTGCAAAATATAATCCACATATATTAAGTGCATATGTACCTAATAATTATGACCCGAATTGTATACCAGGTAAAAAGAAGTGGTTACAAACAAGAATTGGATTGACAGGATCCAGAGTACATTTAGTTACAAGGGCTGAAAAGTCTAACTATGCTAAATTGCGAAGTGGTCCTGCTATTCTAATAGATGATTATATTAGAAATGTGAAATCTTTTCGTAGTGCTGGTGGTATAGGAATATATCATACTGACACGAATAGAACTATATTAGAGTTAAAACGGTTAGGTTTTAATTAAATATATATTTAAAAGGATTGAGTACCTTAATTAACGAAGGGAGAGAATAATATGTCAAGTTGGAAAAATACAGACGCTCACGGAAGTGCACCTTTATGGGCATTAAGTAGAGTGCAGAAAGCACCAACAGCTGCTAATATGGGAGCTGCAGGTTCTGGAAAACTATTTAACAACGCTACTGAGGATAACTTAATAAGTGGAAAAACTATCGGATTATTTAATTATAAAGATAGTGAAACTACTTCAGCTATGGCTCACGCAGGTTGGAACTTGAAGCATACAGGTAAATCAGGAAGAACTGGTAGAGTATCATACGAAACTTTAGTAGCTTTAACTGCTTCACAGGATGCTTAATAAATAGTAATAAGTATATGGGCGATATATAAAGTATCGCCCTATACATTAATTAACAAAGTGGTCTAGGAAAATACCTAGAATAGCATTCCCCGCTAAAGGGGTTTATAAGGAGAAAAAAAATGGCTGATAAAAAAATAACAGCGTTAACAGATTTAGGCGACTCATTAGCAGCCGCTGATTTGTTTCACGTGGTAGATGATCCTTCTGGAACACCTATCAACAAAAAAATAACAGCAGCAGATGTGTTTAACAATATGCCAAGTTGGATTGCGTTTGCACAAACTAGTCAATCACTAACAAGTGATGGCTCTACTGCTTTAGCAATTGATGTAACCTCAGCGGTTACAGAAATTAATGGTACTGGTGGTACCGCTACTTGTTCTTTGGCAGATGGTTCAGATGGTCAAGTAAAAACAATTTTGAACACCGCAACTTCAGGCACCCACCAACAAACTATAACACCTTCTAATTTAAGAGGTGCTACTAGTGTGTTGTTAAATGCTGAAGGCGAAAGTGTTACCTTAATGTTCAAAAATTCTAATTGGAACATAATTGCAGGTAACGGATACGCAACAGCGTAATTTATATAATAGGAGGATATAATGGCTATAGATATTAAGACCTTACAAGACGAAAGAGTCAAACTAAAGTCTGACTTTGATATGGTGAATGGTAGAATTAAACAAGTAGAAAGCGATTTAGGTACTATGAAAAGTAACCTAAACGCTCTCTATGGTGCCATTCAACAAGTAGATAAGTTAATAAAACTTGAAGATCCAAAGGCAGTAACAGGAAGACCTGTTGATGGTGAAAAGGATAATAGAGTTGTGTTAAATGAAAAAGACAAAGCAATGCCAGCAGATAAACAAGCTGCTTTAAACGTTGCTACAACATAACAATGAAAAATAAAGAGTTAAGAGATTTTGAAGAGGATGTTTGTTGCGCTGAAAGCGCTAACGATAAAAAAACATACACGGAGGTTAGAGAGACCTCCAAATCTCTTAAAGAAATAGAGGAAAAGAAGGATGAAAACTTTTAAACAAAAACTAAAAGAGTGGAATGATGTTGACGCTGGTTCTGTTGAAGATTCATCTATCGGTGCTCACAATGTACACGATGGTGAAGTCCTTAATAGAGTTAACGCATTCGTAGGTGCTCTTGCAGATAGGGAATATATTAACCCTAACGCAGCTGTAAATAACCTACAACAAAACTTACATAGATTAGGTTTAGACTTTAAAGAAAAAATAGATATTACTGATAAGTCTGGAACAATCTCAACGGGAGTGGCAAGATTCGGTGGCCGTTTTGGCAAAGATACTGATGGATCTGATATTAATGATGATACCGTAAATGGAAAAGAAATGAAAATTAATTTCAAATACGAAACATTAGATAACGGTTCTGTTAGAGTAGCAGCTGAATTAGTCTAATGGATAAATGTTTGAAAAGATAACAAGAGAAAATTGGTTATTTTACGCAATAAAAAATTATGAAAGTCCTAGTTTAGATTCTCAAACAGAATTTAATGAGGATATAAAGAGATTTAAATATCTCAAAAGATTATTTCGTAAGTGGAAGACAACAGGTGAACTGAAAACTAGATTAATTATTAATCATATAATTGTCTTACAAAATGTTTTTGGTGTGGATGCTTGTTGCACCTTGTTATTATTCAAAATTGAAAAAGAATTTTGGAGTGTACTTAAAACTTTTTTAGTATATTTAAAATATGTACAAGATGAAGAACTAAAAAGTGTTAAGATAAACAAAACAATATTAAAGAGCTTACAGGAACTATAATGGGAAGAGCGATAGATTTATTAATAACATATAGAGTTATTAAATTATTAGTTACACCTTTTGAAAAGACAAAAGCTTTTCAATTAGGTATTATAGACAAAGATGGTAAAGTATTAAAAAGAGCCAAAAGTTTAACAGGTGGCAATGAAAAAAATGCTTATACTTTGTTGCATAGGTTTGTCTTTAATTTAAAAAGATTAATACGACTTGTTCCAGGTGGCAAATCTAAAATTGGAACATATGCAGCTGCTCTTGCATTATTATTAAGAGAAGATAGAGAAAAGTATTTAAACTCTGGTAATATAGAACAGGCATTATATAAACATTTATTAGAAAATGATTTAATTAAATATGATGATAGTATAAAAGAAGGTGTAGAAATAGATTATTTACCTAAAGGTAGATTTACCGTGGTAGATGATTTAAAAGATTTAGATGACAATGCTACAGCAGATGTAGGTGATATTGTTTCTACCAAATATGATATTAAACCTAGTGATAATTTTTTAGGTGTTAATGTGTATGAACTTTATAATGAAGATAAGGACACCAAGGTTGTAGTATCAGAGGATAATATAGAGAGAATACGACTATGAAATTAAAAGAGTTAAGAGTAAAACTAGGAGAGAAAAAAGATTATACTACGCAACAAATTAAACAAGCGTATGGTATTTTAAATGATCCTAGATATAAAGGTGGTAATTATTCAGGTGCAGTTGCCGCTATTGAAAAAATTGCAAAAGGTTTAGCAAGTCATCCAGATGTTGCTAATGCTTTAAGAAGAGCAAATGAAGAAACACAAAAAGAGGATGCTCCTGCAAATGCAGTAGGGGATGGTTCCAATGTGGCTTTGCCACCTTCACACGAACCAGGAATTGATCCTAAAAAGAAAAAGAAAGAAGGAGAAAAAAGTAAATTTTCTACTTTCTTAACTAGGTATCAAAAAGAATCTTATAGTGAAAAAGAATTAGTATTACAAACTAGTAATGATGAAAAGTTATATAGAATGCAGATACAACCTATTATTTTAAATTTGGCTCGTAAAAAAGCAAAAGGTGTATATGATAAAAATTTGGCAGTTAAATTGTTTAGATATGCAGTAGATAATAAAGTAAAAGAACTTGCTGGTCCTTCAAGTAGAACGGTACCAGGAACAACAAGAGATAAAGTTGCAGGTAAATTATTATCTATATTTGATGGTGAAATAGAAGATAAGGTTAAAGATTTAAAATAATAAATAACATATGAAAACTTTTAAAGAATATTTAGGAATGCCTAGTGTTGGCATAGGTCCGGCTGCTGATATAAACAAGCCAATGGCCTCATTAAATTCACCCCACCAATTTTACCCCAACAAAAGATATGCAACTACATTTTCACAATATAAGGGACCTGGTATGGGAACAATTAAACCTATGTTAACAGCAATATCTGATAGGCTTAAGTCAAAAGTTTTACAAAGAAAGATTGATAGAGCGAAAACTAAAATGCTTTCAAAGAAACGATTACAGCAACCTTAATTAAAGGATCAATATGGGAAAGTTTAATGCAAAGATAACAGCAGAATATAATCCACCTAGAAAGTGGATAATGAAAAAAGATTTATTATATACTTGTACAGATTTAACAGATGATGAAACAAAAGCTCTTATAGGTGTGGGTGTTCAAATAGAAAATAATAATAGAGTAAGAGTTAGAGAAGATTTTGTAACCGATTTAGCAAGTGTACCAAGGGCAGCGTGGGCAATTATAGCACCTTGGGATGTTGCAAGGGCAGCTATCATACACGATTTATTATACAAAAGAATTAGACAATACCGATGGAATGCTGAGGCGGAAGTTGGTAATGGTTTAACAATTGGAGAAGATAAAAGTTTAGTCAAGGCTGCAAAGAAAGCAGCTGACAAAGTATTTCTATGTGGTATGAAAGACGCAGAACCGTCAGTACCAAAATGGAAAATTTATTCTGCCTATTATGCAGTAGCATTGTTTGGCAGATGGAGTATAATCCCGAAGGAGGATAACATATAATATGTGGTGGTTTTTAATGAAATCAATTGTGGGTGCAATACTCGGGCAGTCAACCAATGCTTGGTTTAGAAAAACTAAAATGGGTAATTGGTTTTATAAAAAGGTAGACCAATGTTATACCTGGGCTGCTAAACGATATGATTTAGATGTATTAACAAAAGAAGAAAAGTTAATGCAAAAATTTCCTAGTCTGGTTAAAAGAATTAAAAGACTAGAAAAAATGGCTCATCCTGATTGTTCAAAATCAGATGAGTCCGACAAGTAAGAGGAGGATCCAATATGGACAAACTCAAACAAGTAAGGGACTGGGCAGCTGGTTTAGCTGATGTAGGTGTAAGTTTAATCGCATTAGGTATCGTGCTGGAAGTCCTATTTAAAGGTCAAAGTATTCCTTTCTGGCCAGATATTTCTGTAATAGGAAATGTTCAGTCAGTAATTGCTGGTTTTTCATCTCAAGGTTTATTGGGATTAGTAGCAATATGGATACTTTATCATATATATAAGAATAAATAATAATAAAAGAAGGAGAGTCTATGGACTTTATATCAGGAAGACTTAAAGAACTAACATCTTTACACGGTGGAGTATTAATCGGGTTAGGTGTTATAGTTTTATTCTTTAGCCCCATTGCTAAGATTGCAGCTTGGGCTGCAATTGCTTATGGCGCTTGGGCTATATTGAAGAAAGATTAACGAATTTTATGTTTGGTTATTTCAAAATGATTTTTGCTGTCGTACTAATCGCCGGAATATCAGGCGCTGGAATGTATGTTATGAAATTGCGAAGTGATAATGCAATCTTAAAAGCAAATCAAATCAAACTAGAAGAAGCAGTCAGCTCCCAAAAGGAGCTGATTGCTAAGCAAAAAGAGGATTTCAAAGAAATATTGGAAGCCAACAACAAGATGAATGAGCTTGTTGCAAATCTAAAAAAAGATTTAGATGATTTAGACAAAAGATTTAACAAAGGTGGACGAGATTTTGGTAAACTTGCAATAGAAAAAACAAAAGTAATTCAAAAGATAATTAATGGTGCAAGTGATAAAGCAATTCGTTGCGTAGAAATAGCAGGTGGGTCACCACTTACTGAACAAGAAATAGCCGCAACTAAAAAATCAGAAATTAATAGAGAGTGTCCATCAATAGCGAACCCAAATTATGTACCGTATAATAATTAGTATCATATTCATAGGACTTTTAACAGGTTGCTCCATTGGAGAAAAGAAACTTAAAATATTTAAGTTAGAAGAACCTAGACAGAAATTAGATTTAGTTAAACCTACAATGCCTGAACTTGAAAAGTTGAGATGGATTATTATTACAAGTGAAAATGCAGACGAGGTATTTAGAAAGATGGAAGAACAAGGACTTGATCCAGTATTATTTGGATTGAGTGATAAAGACTTTCAATTAATTGCAAAAAACTTTGCTCAAATAAGAGCACACTTAAAACATACCAATGATTTACTTGACCAATATAAAGAGTATTATGAACCTGAAAATAAAAAGAAAGAGAAAAAAACGAAAGAAGAGGATAAAGAATAATGAAAATATTATGTATATTATATGACGATCCAAAAGATGGTATGCCAAAATCATATCCAGTTAAAGACTTACCAAAATTAGAAAAGTATCCAGATGGTATGTCATTACCAACACCTAAAGGTATTGATTTTACACCAGGAGAATTACTTGGTTGTGTATCTGGAGAATTAGGATTAAGAAAATTTTTAGAAGATAGAGGACATACATTAGTTGTAACCTCAGATAAAGACGCCGAAGGTTGTACAGCAGATAAAGAATTAGTTGACGCAGATGTAGTAATCTCACAACCATTTTGGCCATATTACTTAACAAGAAAAAGAATGGAATCAGCACCAAATTTAAAAATGGCTATCACAGCAGGTATTGGTTCTGACCACGTAGATTTACAAGCAGCGATGGATCATAAAATAGATGTAGTTGAAGTAACCTATTGTAATTCAAGGTCAGTTGCTGAACATATTGTTATGATGATATTATCTTTAGTTAGAGATTATCATAATCAACATAGAATAGTTAACGAAGGCGGATGGCATATTGCAGACGCAGTAAAAAGAAGTTATGATGTTGAAGGTATGCACATAGGAACAATTGCCGCTGGTAGAATTGGTTATGATATGTTAAGAAAAATGAAACCATTTGATGTTCATTTACATTACTTTGATAGACATAGATTGCCAGAAGAAAAAGAAAAAGAATTAAATTTAATATATCACAATTCAGTTGAGGAGTTAGTTGCTGTTTGTGATGTAATTAATATAAGTTGTCCATTACATCCTGAAACGGAACATTTATTTAATGATGAATTAATTAGTAAGTGTAAACCTGGTGCATATATTATTAATACAGCACGAGGAAAAATTTGTGATAAGGATGCTATTGCAAGAGCATTAGAGTCAGGACAATTAAGTGGCTATGCAGGAGATGTTTGGTTTCCACAACCTGCTCCTAACGACCACATTTGGAGAAGTATGCCAAATCAAGGTATGACACCTCATACATCTGGTACTTCTTTATCAGCACAAGCAAGATATGCTGCTGGTGTTAGAGAAATATTGGAGTGTTTCTTTGACGGAGAAGAAATACGAAATCAATATTTAATAGTTAAAGATGGAGACCTTGCAGGTATGGGTGCTCATTCTTATACAAAAGGAACTGCTACAGGCGGTTCAGAGGAAGCTGCGAAGTTTAAAAAATAATGGATAGTGAAGCTGTATTAATGTTAAGTAGATTATGGCCAATGTTTGTTGCATTTATTTTATTAATTGTAACCTTGGCACAATCACATTATAGAATTAAAGTGCTAGAAGAAAAAGTTAAAGTAGCATTTGAGTTAATTAATAAGTTAACAGACAGAAAAAAATAAATGAACACAATATATACCTTAGCGGGTATTGTTGCAGTAATAGGAATAGTGATAGGGATAAGTTATTATTTGATAATAGCTTTTACCTGATATGCACCTAACACATATGTTAGGTATAATAAATAATTGAAACTGAAAGATATAGATGATATTAGAATATGTATGGTTAGATGGATATAAACCAGACCCAAATCTACGCTCAAAAATCAAAGTAAAATCAAAAGACGAAAAGGCTCACCATTTATCAATGACCGCACCTGCGTGGTCGTTTGATGGAAGCTCTACCAAACAAGCAGAAGGTAAATCATCCGATTGTATATTAGAACCTGTAAAAGAATATAAAGGTTTTGATGGCATAGATAAATTTGTATTATGTCAAGTGAAAGATGAAAAAAGAAATCCACATATATCAAATACAAGATATGATACAGAACCTTATGATTCAAATGATTGGTGGTTTGCTTTTGAACAAGAATATTTTTTATATCATAAAGGTAGACCTTTAGGGTGGCCTTCTACTTTCCCAAGACCTCAAGGAGAATATTATTGTGGTGTGGGTCCTGATAATGTAGTAGGTAGAAAAGTTGCTGAAGAACATTTACATAAATGTTTAAATGCAGGTATAGATATACGAGGCATTAATGCTGAAGTAGCATTAGGTCAATGGGAATATCAATGTTTTGGTACGGGGATTTCAGCTGCAGATGATTTATGGATGTCCAGATATATGTTAAGTAGAATTGCAGAAAAATATGGTGTATCTGTTAATTGGAAACCTAAACCTATATCAGGAGATTGGAATGGATCAGGATTACATCTTAACTTTTCTAATGGAAGAATGAGAGATTATGGTACTGAATCTTATATCAAAGGTTTATGTGAGGCATTAAAAACTACACACGATCCTGAAAGAGTTAAAAGTGATTATGGTTCTGATAATGATAAAAGATTAACTGGTCTACACGAAACACAAAGTATAGATACATTTTCATATGGAGTATCTGATAGAGGTGCCAGTATTAGAATACCTATTGCAACGGTAGAAAATGAATATAGAGGTAGATTAGAAGATAGACGACCTGCTTCAAATGCAGACCCTTATAGAGTTTTAAATTACTTGTTATCTTCTATTAGTGAACAGAAAAAATAGTAACCTTTTCTTCTTTACCTTTCACTTGAACATCATCTAATTTATAAAATTTAAAACCTTCAATATCTTTGCGTGTAAATTCACTAATAATTATAGTTGTATTATAATTCTTACTTATACCTTCTAACCTACTAGCAAGATTAACAGCGTCTCCAATTACTGAATAATCAAACCTTTGTTCACTACCCATATTACCTACAAGACAATCACCTGTATTAAGACCTATACCTATATTCAATGGGGGATTAAATTCGCCGTTCTTATTCATTTCTTTTAATTTAAATTTCATTTCTCTAGCAGTTTTAATTGCAAGTTTTTTATGTTGAGGTGTATCTAATGGTGCATTCCAAAATGCCATAATACAATCACCCATATACTTATCAATAGTCCCACCATTTTTTAATATTATATCTGTCATTGCAGTTAGAAACTTATTAACATACTTGGTAAGTTTTTCTGGATCACCTTTCATAGATTCTGATATAGGAGTAAAACCTCTAATATCTGAAAACAAAAATGTTAATTCTTTTCTTTCACCACCTAGTTTTAATAGAGAAGGATTGTTTTGTAGTTTCTTAACCATTGCAGGAGCAAGATAGTGTTCAAATTGTTTTTTGATTTGTAATTTTAATCTATTTTCTCTAGCAAAATTATTATAAATTAAATGTGCCCATACAATACTACCTACAAGCATAGGAGTTATCCAATCACTTATAATCATATGTTGAGTCCATAGATAACCACTTGCAAGTGCTATATCAAAATAGAAACCTACTAGACATAATGCAGACCATAACAATCCAATTCTAGGCATTACAAGTAAAAAGAATATTAATGCTAATATTGTAATACCAAATTCTGCTTTAGGTAACCAATCAGGTCTAGTAATATATTTACCAGACAATAATGTTTCAGTTGATAAGGCCATAATTTCGTGTGTGTTTTTTAAACCATTAGGAGTTAGAACGAAAGTAGAACCTTTGAAAGTTGTTCCAATAAAAACTATTTTACCTTTCATATTAGACCAATCATTATCAGCATAATCTATTCTAGGAATTTGATGTCTAAAATCAATCCAAACATCATCTTGGTTAGGTATAGGAAACTTTATTACTTTTAAAATAACTTCAGGCACAGAATTTTTTAGAGGTAGTTTTCTAATGGTGCCATCAACATCAATAGGAACTTCAACATCACCTACACCTAATACTTTTCTTTTTATACTGATTAAATTTTTTGCGTCTTTAGTTTCAGTTAAGATAATAGGATACTTTGAAATCATTTTTAAAAACATTTCATCACCACCTAGTCTATCTTTATGTACAAAGACTAAATTTACAAAGACTAAAGCTGCACCATTTTTATATGCGTTGATGACAGCACGACCGACCGTATCTCTTTTCCAAGGCCATTGACCTTCTTTCTTTAAAGCGTTATCCGAAATGTCCAATAAAATTAAACTTTTGGATTCATAATTGTTTCCAAAATTCTGATAGTAGTCTAGTGAGGAAAGTCTTGTTTTTTGTATTAATATAGGATTAGAAATATAAATAATAATCAATATTAAAGCAGTCAAACAAGCACTCCAGGTACTTGTAAATAGTTTTATCATACTATACTATTTATTTCATATAAATAATAGCATAAAATAAGTGGGAGAAATATGAGATTTATCACATCAATATTAGTGTTTCTTTTTATAGCTTCTAATGCTAGTGCTTCGGATATTATATTCAAGTTTCACAGCCCTTCATTTAGTGGTCAAGGAAAGTCATCACACTATTTAACTATAGAAAATATAGAAAAAACTAGAAAAGACGCAATCAAAGCTGCTGAGAAAGCTGCTAAAGATAAAGCAGAATCAGACGCAAAGAACACTGCTATTGCTAAATTTAAAGCAAACATAGAAGCAAGATTTTATACTGCTCTTGCAAAACAAATTACAGATAACGTTTTTGGTTCAGATGGTCTACAACAAGATTCAGGAACATTTACATCACCTATTGGTGGTGAAGTAGTTACTTGGACAACACCATCAGGCACAGGTAATGTAACCGTAGTGGTAACAGAAACCGATGGCACATCAACAACATTTACAATGCCTAAGGAAGATAATTCATAATGTTAAGAACGATAGCAATATTTTTACTAACATTATTGTTAGTTAGTTGTGGCGGTAAACCAGATTTTG